ATTAAACTCGCCCCATAGCGCGGTTCGCTTACTCCAAGGGCTGCCATACCACCAAGGCTCATACTGGTACTTTGCTGGACCAAGGTAGTCTTTCAGCCTTCCTTTTGCCGGGTTCTCTATAACCCAGAACTTCAAACCGCCAAGCGACTTAGCCTCCTCTATTATTCGTTGACATTGTTTTACTAAGAACATTCCCTCGTCTGGGTTACGTGCCTTGCCGGTAGACCGGGCTGTGCTGAACTCGGTGCATACAGGGTTTGCTATTACGCCGTAGATCTTTTTGTCAAGACCATGAAAGTGTAGCCATGTGGCAACAGAGAAGTTCTCAACTCCGATAGCTATACCGACAGTGACAACTTCGTAATTGGGGTCTTCGCTATAAGGCTGAGTATCTGAGCCTGTGTCCGCGCACAGGTGCAAAATCACCTTTTGCGTATCATTCATTCTTCTACCTCAATGCCATGAACCTCGGCGTGTCTCTTAAGTCTTTGTATCGTACTTCTGACATTTATAATCTCGGTTTCCAGCTCCTCTATTTCTTCCTGCGCTTCAGCGGTCGGCTCTTCTGGGTCTACATCGCAGTACTCACAATCGCAGTCATGATTAAACTCGGACTCTATAGACCAGACTTTGCGCCTTAGCTTGCCCATCTGCAGTTCTAAGTCTGAGATATATTTAGGAATAGCTTTTTCAAATTTACCCATTGTTAGCGCCGCCCAGCACATTCTCTTGGTAATACTGGCGCGGAGCTTTGCAGTTTTTGAGCGCGGTAGCCATTTGTTTTTGCGATATGCCTTTACGATTGGCGTATTCCAATAGCTCTTCAAACGCTGCCTGGCTATTTTTATTAATATACTCGTGCGCTTTTCGTACCCAGTACTTCTGATATTTACCAAAACCGAACCGGACCAGCTTGTCATGTAGGTATACAGCGGTGTTGCCGGTTATCTCTTTTACCTTATCAACAAAGTGGTAACTGCCGTCTCGGACCATTTTACAGAGCTTGGCAAAGTACCGGCTAGGGTTTGCCTTTTCTTTGGCTGCCTCGATCATCCTACCCCACTCCTCCGGCTTGCCGGCTTTCTCTAACTTGATCTGAACACCCCTATAGAAAGGCAAAAAGCGCTGGTCGTCTATGAGGCTAGCTGCCTCCCCTATACGATCCAATATTGTTTTTATTCGCTGGTCATTAACCGTGTAAGACATTAACCCCTCCATTCGTCTTTTCGCTTAGTGGTATTAAATATACCCTCCACGCTTTTGATTAGCAACTCGCCCTGTTTATAAGCCTGTGCATAGTGTGTATAAGTGCCTTTTTATTAAATGCATCTATATAGTATTTAGAAATGTTTTAATTAAACATATCTATATAGTATGTAAAAGCCGATTAACTACTGGGGTGAGTACTCGCTTTACCTTGTACTTATGAAAGGCTGCGCGGTTACTAAGCTGCCCATCAATGTAGATCGGCAGGAACTCGCCGGGTTGGTATGTGTTATATTTAGTTTTTATGTTTTGTAACATGACTACATAATAGCTCTTTTTGGCTTGTTTGTCAATAGTATTATACCTATCTACCCCTGTAAGCTTGACAAGTATTTGCATAAGCGTGGTATGCTCCTATGGTCTATTAACCAAAGGACGAACAAGAGCCTTGATACCGACCTTACCTGATGGCTCACATTATGAAACGTATATTCTCAACAGTGCTAACAGTAGCCACTATACTTACCCCAGCCACTGCATTAGCACAGCCGTCCACTCCAAGCGAGCTGGACGGTATTTTTGATTTAAAGGTAACTAAGCTGGACAGTCCGACGCTTATATTACTTGAGCCAAGCGTGCCGGCGGCAAAGCCAGAGAAGCCTGTGCCTGTCGTATATACGGTTGTCGAGGGCGACAGCCTTATTAAGATTGGCACAGCCTATAACGTAGAGTGGCAGCGCCTCTGGGCAAAGAACACAAAGCTTAAGCACCCAGACGTTTTAGCCGTGGGCGACAAAATAACTATTCCGCTGCCAGATGAGAAATTAAAGCGCAAGATACCAGAGGCTGTTAGCCTGCCGGAAGTCACTCCTGGCGTGACTCGTTCACCTGCGTTCACACGATCGGCTGAACGCGCCGGAAACACTTATACCTATGGTTACTGTACCTGGCATGTAAAGAACATGCGCCCAGACTTACCAAACAACCTCGGCAATGCCGACACTTGGTATTACCGAGCCAAAGCACAAGGCTTGCCGGCTGGCACAACTCCGCGTGTTGGTGCTGCTGCCCAGACTCGTGGGAGGATGCACGTTGCATATGTTACTAAAGTGAATAAAGACGGCACTGTAACTGTAAGTGAAATGAACGTGGTCGGTTGGAACGTACAATCATACGCTACTTACCCTGCCAGCAAGTTCTGGTATATCTATTAACGTTTGTCCATGAGCTTTTTTAGCTTTTCATGTATATCTTCACGCTGCAATTCGCGGTTCATAAAGCCCTCTAGCTGTCGATCTAGCATATAGTAATGCCAGTTCTTGATACGGAATGTCCACAGTCGGATGTATTTGATTAATCCCATAAGGTGTTCTGGTTGGGGTCATAAAAAACAACATCCGGTGACCCCTCAATCCTAACATCCGCCTCAGTGACCACTCTACTGTTGCCGTGGTTTATCCAGTTCCAATAAAGCTGGGTAGCTTGTTCATCTGTTATTTCACCAGTATCAACAGAGTGCTCTAGCTTTTCAGTGTACTCATCTTGTTCGGCAAGAGTAGCATCTATTATTCTTAATGCTTCTTTAGCGTGGTCTATGCGCTCGGTCATGATTTATCCCAATACATAAGCATATTTTATCACCTGAAAAGCAAAAACCACACCTTTATGATGTGGCATTGCCGAAATGGAGTTTCTCGCAACTAGGCTGTCTTACTTGCCTAATCACTGGGGTTCATCATACCATAATGGATTGACCGCTACCATTAGACACCTTGTCTTTTTTAAACCTTATAGCACCGTAATATGCGAACGCTGCTGCCTCGGTCGGGTCGCTCTGAATGTCGTTATTCATACTAGCATAACCAAACATACCGTCGCGTCCAATATCACGCTTCTTAACAGTACGAATGGACACGTTTAGGGCTGGTTGGTTGTAGTGCGTTAGTAGTTGGCGCTCTATTCCGTCATAAAACGCTGCGTAGGCTGCGCCTGCCTCCTTCACGTTCGGAGTAAGTATTCGCTTAGACATTTTACGCTCTGACCGCACAAGCTCTTCTACAAGGAGCTGTGTGCCTGCAGCGCCATCAATTATTATCTTATTGCACTTGCGCCAACGCTCTAGTAACCATTGCGACAGCCAGCTTACCCCGGCGCTCATCGGTTTACGCTCTATTAACTCAACGTGTACCTTGCCGTCCGGCATCAGAACACCCACGGCTAATGATACGGCGCTACGGTCAGGCGCGAACTTAACTGCATATACCAGATTAGCATGTTCTGGAATTGTGACATTTGGCACACCAAGCGGTAGCCATTGGTCATCTGATATAGCACGCATATTCTCTACCCCGGCAATCCATCCAAGGCGCATCTTGTTAAAGCTGTCCACCGCCATTTGTGTGGACTCTTTTTTGACAGCAGATAGCATCAGGAAGTAACCCAGGCTTGGATTAGTTTCATACCACGCCTGTGTATCGCTTGGCTCGGTGATAGCTTCTACTGACCACTCCTGCCAACACACATTAGTGGTCTTGCCTTCTAATACCTTAGTACGCATACGAATAAATACTGTGCCGCGACCACCACCGCTTGGCGGAGTGCCGGCGCGGATCACTTGGTGGTTCTGGTTTTTACCAGCGGAGATAGTGGGCATCAGCGCCTCTTGCTGGGCATCAGTCTCTTCTTGTGCCTCGTCTAGTAGCAAAATATCGTTGGTACTACCCAGACCATTTGTGCGAGTACGCGTCCGGAACACACAACGCCCACGGTTTCTAAGCTCCACGTAGTCTAGGCTTTTAGGCTCTTTGTCGAACTCATCGGTGAGCATATCGCGTATCTCTGTCTCGGCATCATAAAAGAACCTTTGTATACGGTTTTTAATTTCAGTGACCGTGTTGTCGCTTTGGGCTGTATAAATAATAGCCTCGCCAAGAAACACCATGCCACCAATAATACGAGCAATTAGTAGCTCCGACTTTCCGTTCTGCCTGGGTACTAGCAAACCACAATCAGGGTTTGCCCAGTGACCGTCCTCGTCTAGTGCCATCCACCTATAAAGTATCGATTTCTGCCAAGGCTTCAGGTCGTAACCATAGTGCGCCAGCAACTGTATAGTTTTATCGGCTAGCCATATATCACCATTGTTATAAATATCAATGCGTGGCTTTTGGTTACCATATTTGATCGGCATTATTTGTTGCCCTTTACGGCTCGGCACTTCTTACAGGTATCGTGCCAAGTCTCAGTCATCATGTAGCAATTGTCGCATAACGTAAGGTTGTCTGGGTTTTCGTATATGCTGTGCAACATCTTAACCGCCAGAGCAATAGCGCCGTCCTCTGGGTTGTGGTGTATGCGCTCGCCGGTATCTAAAATATAAACTCCATGCTCCTGTAAACGGTTTACAGCAGTGCGAGTATAGACAGGCTCACCATTAATACTGATGTTTACAGTTATCATGACTCGACATCCTCTATGGTTACTCTTGATTTAAAGCTGGTATTACGTGCGCCCTTGCCGTTTTTAGACGGTCGTTTGCCCTTGATGTCCGGCATATCCCCCAGCAACTGCCCTAGTAGCGTCTCCTTTTTTGGACCGAGCCGTTTCTCGTAGTCAGCAATTTGCGTCATAATCTCGGTCATTTCACGCGCCAGAGCTGCCGTATCACGGCTGCCAGCGCCTTTTTCTAGCTTCTCGGCTATTTTATCGCGTGTGGCTTTTAGAACGCCCAGACGGTCGTTATTTAGCGCCAGCTGAACGATTGAGAGCGTGTCCTTGCTCTTTGGAGCATTTGTAAGTCCCGATTGGTGGATCTTGTCTATACGGTGTGGGCTTGTAATAATATCGTGCCAACGACTCAATGCAGCGTAAGCCTCGGTCGATAGTATATCCTGCCCGGTAATAGCTAGCATACGGATCATATTAGGTGAGAGCGTTTTAAAGTAGTTTAGCCAGCCATCATAGTTGTCCTGCTTGACTAGTTTGATCTTCAGGTTCTTTTCGTTCCACTCTTTTTGAAGCTGTACAAAGTACTTAGCGTTTAGCTTGAAAAACCACGCCTCGTGCATAGCCTCAGTTATAACTGGCTTCTTCGGCTTCCGTACCGCTTTTTTTACTGGTTGCTTCTTAGCTTTGACGGTCATACATGAAAGCCGGGATCTGGCTTAGGCTTAACGTACACGCCGTCACCTTTACGTTTTGCATAGGCTTCAGGGATATAAAGCTCGCGCGGTGCTATATTGTCGTCCCCGGCATAAGGTTGGATTATCCAATAGACTGCGCCGCTTAGGTATTCCACTCGCCCTATAGCCACACCCTCTACCTTGGATGTTACATCTATTACTTCATCGCCAAGCTTTATTTTCATTCGATACCATTCCAATAAAGGTTTTCGTAGTTGTAACTTGGTTTGTCACTATAAGCTGCTGCCAATAGACTGCGAGTATTGATTGCTTTGACTAGTTTGAAGCGTGGGTCGCTTACTTTGTAACTACTAACGTATACCGGAAACGGTCGGCTCATCACCCAGTCATAGAACTTTTTATGATCGAAGCCACTCTCCCGGTACTCAGCGGTGTTTTCATAAGGCGGATCGCAGTAGACAACTGAGCACTTGGTATTGATTGGCACTTCGTCATAGCCTTTGCCTGCAGTAATGATTAGCTGGCAGATGCCTGGCATGTTCTGTATCTGTATTAAGCGCTCAAGCCTTGCGAGGTGTTGCAGTTGCCCTATGTTTGGTATTTGTCTACTGAGCACAATGCGTCGCTGGTACGGTGTGTTGTACAGTGCAGGGTTTAGATAAATCTTTACGTGCGGATCGGTTTTACCAAACTCCTTTATTAAAAGCTCATTTGCCATATCTTCCAGCTCACCGATGTTGCCCTCCCCAGTCATTACTAGATCGGTCAGCTTCTCTTTGAACTTCTCAATGGGCTTGCCGTATAAATAGCTCTTTTGGTTATTGCCAAACGTCCAACAGGTTTGTAGGAGTCCTGCCCACGCATCATTGCCGATATACTCACGCTCAAACGTCTCGCGATCAATCCACGCCTTGCTGATCGGGTCACCATCCTTTAGCGCCTGCATAAGGCTACCAATAGCCAAAGACAGCTCGTTATAATGCACGTTGAGGTTTGGATACTTTCGGACAGCATAAAGCGCCACGCTGCCGCCTCCACCGAACAGATCATAGAAATGTGTGGTGTCGGGATGTCGCTTTAGTATGAACGGTACTATTTTATCGACTAGCTTTTGTTTAGACCCCATGTAAGGGATGCCATAATGCCTTGCCATATTGTTAACTCCATTTCTTTTACGGCACGAACTCTAGACCACAGCCAGGACACTCAACCTCTTTGTTTGTGTCCTTTGCCGCTGGGTCTTTTGGCTCATCGCCAATTTCACCAAAGTTGAAGTTAGGTATACCCCAGCTCTCCAGCTCTTCTATGTCCCAGCCCTGGTTTGCCATGATGTCAGTATCCCACTCCCCAGAGGAGGCATTGTCTTTAATCATAAACTCGCGTTTTTGTTTGTCTGTCAAGCCAATAACCTGCTTGACGGTAACATCTGTGTAGCCTAAGTCCTTCAGCGCATAGATACGCTGGTGTCCACCGAGAATAGTAAGGTTCTCGTCTACTACAATCTCCCGGAGCTGTTTCATTTCCGGAAACTCTTTTAATGATTTCTTGAGTGACTCATAAGCCTTTTTGCTGATCTTGCGAGGGTTCGCATCGTTTGCAATTAGCTTGTCAATCTTTTCAACGTAGGTTTTTACCTCTACATCTGTAACTGGCTTTGCCATAGTCGCCTTCTCCTTTCTTAACCGGGTAGTTCCCGTGTGCGCTGTGGTTATCGTAGTAATTGTAACACAAGCAGTACTGTTATAATCATGGTGTAAGTAATGGAGGTACTCGCCCTTTATGGATAGGTTTCCGAAGAAGCCGTGTAAACATTGCAAGCTAACAGGACACTTCCCATACCAATGCAGACAGAACCCGAAGAGAGCTATAAAGGCTCTAAAGCGCTCACCCCTAAACAAGGTTGGCAAACAAACAAAACAATGGTTTATTACGCGCGCTACATGGATCAGAAAGAACCCACCGCCGATAGATGGGCAGTATTGGGAGTGCTATTTGCGTATACACCCATGGTGTCCGGGGCTTATTGATGTGGCACACCTGACTCTGGACCATGTTGTTAGCCGCACGCGTGATGCCAGTAAGCGGTTCACTCAGGAAAACTTAAAGCCTGCCTGTAAATACTGTAATGAAATGAAAGGTAGTAGAGACCTTGACCAATTAAAGCCTGTGCCTGTACTATAAATGTACTCAGTAAAATAAATACTGCCAATAAAAAAGAGCGCTTTGCGAGGGCGCTCTTTGTGGTTCTAGATCCTTGGTCGTGGGTTGTTGCGCGTAACTAAGCTGACTACTACAAGCAGTATCGCTGCGCCGGCAACTGCTGCTACAAAGCTGCCGAAATCAAACTTATCAGCATCATTAGGGAATAAAAAGCCACCAATGAATGCACCAGTTATACCTACTGCTATATTACCCATAAGCCCTAGTTGTGAGTCCTTACCTACAAGCAGGGAGGCTACCCACCCGGCTAGACCACCAAATACTAACCAGACTACAATATACCAAAACATATTATTTAGCTCCCACAACACCGCTTGGTGCTGGTGTGCTGCGCTTGCCGATAATACCAAGTGCTGACAGGCTACCTGATGTGCCAAACCCGGCTGCAAGCCCTGAGACCAGTGTTAAACCCTCAACACCAAATACACCAAACAATGCGCCAATACAGGCTGCTGTGCCTACTGTAAGCGCTGTCCATAAATCTTTAGCGCGGAGGCGGTTAAGAAACTCTGTCACCCCTGCGATTACGGCTGCTAATAAAACATATTGCGTAATATCCATAATGATCTCCCATTAAATACACTACTATTTTACCACATACTTGCCGCGCTTAAGCTCAGTGGCAGGTTCAGCCAGCGCTGCCTCTAGTTCTTTGATGCGCTTTGATGCAGAGGTTACTTTGGCTGACTCAGCCACAAGCGAGTTACGGAGTGTTCCGGCTACATTCATTGCAAGAGGTAGCCAACCATCAGTCATGTAGTTCTTAATCTGGGTAGCTGTAGGCTGCTTATTAAAGGCTAGTTGAAAAAGGTCTTTGATTTGTTTTTCTGTAGGCATAATAGGTTGCTCCTTTACATAGTTTAAACCATTTACTAATTTGCCGTCCACCCTTAAACCCCAGTGTAGGTGAGCGCCATCTGCATAGCCAGTATCACCCATAATGGCTATTGGTGTTCCCATTTTGATAGTAGAACCATTCTTTACTAGGAAGCCGTTATTCTTAATGTGACCAAGAAAATGTCTCCTATTCCCGACCTGCACAATAATATGATTTCCGTTGTAGTCTGTACCATTCCAGTTAAACAGTTGAACAACACCAGTTTCGGGCATGTATATTTTATTATCAGGGAAATGTGAAAAGTCTACACCTGTATGAAAACCATGCCTGCTAGTTGGCGCATTTCCAAAACCGGGATAGCTGCCTTTGTTTAAGGGGTAATCTTTAACCCAGCCGAAAGGTGTTGTTACGATTGTTTTTGCCGGGGCAATCATGCTTTGATTATATCACTTTTAATTTACCAAGCATTTGATAATGGCACAGGGTTCTCAACCTTTAGTCCGTCATAGTCCTCAGCCATCTTAGAACCCTTTTTTCGGTTACATTTGCTGTGTGTAAGTTGCAGATTGTCTATGTCGTAATAACTACCACCACGCGTTCTGGGAACTATATGGTCTACCTCTACCGCCAACGGCGAGAACGCCGGCGCTGATAGATCTATAAAGCCGTGGCAAATTGCACAATAAGGCTCTTTGCTAGCAATAGCGCGTTTACGAATATGAGACCACTCGCGACCTCGTAACTTTATCTTCCTAGTTGGTACTCCATCCATATTTCGCCTTATTCTTTAGAGTGTACCACCGCCGGATAGTGCTGATGGGGTGTGAAAAGTTGTCTTGCTATTGGGTGAAAGTGAACATCCACCAAATCCCAAGTCTTATTCTCCATATTCTGCCACACATTCTTAGTCTTGGCTATTAGCTCTTTGCCAAACTTTATACAGCCAAAATACACAGAGACATTTGGGTTAGAAAAACTGTCTTGTTCATCATAGCCATAAGCACACCATTGCTCAGAGCAATGCTCAAGCTCTTTCAGTTGTGTAGGTGTTGGGTGAACATCATGTTCTACAACTATAAATGGCTCACCTCTCTGGAACATATTATTTAACCAGTCTGGGTAATCGATGGCGCTTGCCATCTTTACATACTGACCATCCACATTATTATATTTTTGGGTATACGGTATGTAGATTTTCACAACGGTATAGCAGCTATAAACCTATCGTACCAAGTGCCTGTACCACCACTAACTTTGTATTTCGCTGTGAAGGTAGTAACGCCGGGTGTAAGACCTGTTAGTATGAAAAGCTTGGCTGCACTAACATCTACTGTGGCTGTATTCCTAATGGTCTTTGTGTCGGCAGCAGCGATGGTGTTTGCGCCGCTTGCTACAAACCCCATAAATCCGGTGTTGGCGCTGTTGTTAGTTACGGCTTGTAAATGGAGTAGCACAATCCCATTAGCTCCCACAGTTACAGTAACCGCCGGACCAACAGTAGCCAAGTCGCCATAGCTTGTAGCTGTCCTAGTCTGTGAGGTAGCTACGGTTGCCTCAGCTGGGTCTAGGTCTAGCTTATCGGGTGTCACTTGACCATTAGTTATCATGGCTGTCGCTATCCAGCTAGTTTTTGACTGTAACCAAGTTAGTAGCCCGGCAAGCGTGAATTTTTTTGTAGTTGTAACACTATCATCATTAAATGGTGTTTCATCGTCATCTGCTAGTGTTCCTGCTGGTGGTAGTGCGCTAATCTTTGGCATAGGTTTCCTTTATGCTTATTATACCCTAACTTGGTGCTGATGGGTTAGCAATGGTCTGCTCGTTTGTTAGCCCTCTGGTAAGGCGCTGGACCTCGTCATTCATTCGGACAGGCAAGCGCCCTAGAGTCAGTACAGCTATACCATCACTGAAGTTAGGCTCGCGCCGTACAATCTGTAGCACCATATCATCAATAAAATTACCAAAGTTTCTGAAACCAATAGTTTTACCCGGTATAAATTGAGTAATGTCTACATTCTCATCTTTAACAATCAAAGTAGTCTCTTGGACCTCATCAGCGTTTTCCTCAATAAAGCTGTTACCAATAGCGTCTGCGGTGGCGGCAACAGTTATGCGGTTGTCTGATTGTGTTGCAGTACGAATGCCGTAATTGCTGACACTTTCGTTATCAGCATAGTCTCGGTATAGGTTTACGCCGCCGCCGGTATCACCGCCAGACAGTAGTAAGTAATTCTTAATTTGTTCAATCGTTAGAGCCAGGTTTAGCTCATTGATATGCCGTCCGCGCACCACAGTATAATCGGCAACGGTAGACATTTCTTTAATGTCTATTTCGGCACTACCCAGATCAATGTATGAGTAAAAACCTGTTGGGCAAAGCTCCAATATTTTTTTAAGGGCATCTAGCACTGTTGCTACTACGAATGTATAAGTAAGCGATAAGCCAGTTGCGTCAAAGTCGCGCTCAGTTATAAAGCCGCCGCGAGCATTGTAGTCCTCTAAGATACTGCTCATCATTTCAGTGACCGGGTCATCACTTGTAAATGTAGTGGTAGTGGTAGGTGTGCCATAGTAGGTTACAAAATATACATCAGAGCCGGGTACTGCAAAGTAGTTGCCACCGCCAGACCCACCAGAGTAGCTGGAATGCCACATTTGACCGCCAGCATAAGGGTTGGCGTTTGATCGATATAGGTTTATGCTTTGCCCGGTGGCTACAGATACGGTAAAAAAGTATTCAGTGCTTGGGCTTACATCTATGAGATTTGGAAACGCAAAATCAAAGTTTGTGGCGCTGCCTACGCTAACTACTTTACTTACTGAACCAAGGACATTGCCACCCGGCGAGTCATACAGGGTCACTGTAACTGTGGCGCTGCCTAATAGTCGTATTCTTATTTGACCGACATTTGTAACTGCTGGACCAGTTAGAAAAGTTTGACCGTATCGCTCCCAACCAGCAAATATAGACGATACTACAACAGCATTTACAGAGGCTAATTGGCTTACATCGCTCGTATAGTTAAATGGAAATCCGCGAGCAATAAAGTTATTCAAATCCAAGCCGTCACTGTAAACAGTTAGCTTAACGATGGGGTCAGAGCCACCATATTTGAATTCTACACGGTTTATTTGACCACTGAACATTAGCTTGCCGTTAGGGTAGTACCTGTTATACAACCATGCTTGCACTCTGTTTGAGTTTTTAAATATGGCATTCTCTAATGAGTCACCTGTGGTAACTAATAATTCAGTATTGGTAGTCAGGATTGGCAGGTCATCCTCTGTGGTGATAATTTCTCCACCCTCGGTAAGTAGCGGCTCTACTGTCACCTCGTTTTTTACGAATTTGCCACAAGTAATTTGCATGGATGTACCAGCGCTATTTATGTCTTGAGCAAAAGCAAGTTTGCTAGTCACCTTGGGGAGCAAGCCGAGGTAGCTGCCATCGCGTGAAAATACTTTATAGTCAACGCGAGTAGGCACGTCAGTTGGTACATTCTCAAGACTAATGTGCCAGTAGACAGTTATTTCAACAAGTGACAGTACCATTTGCCCATCACCACCAGAAACATCATCGCCACTAATAGATATACCAAAAGAGCTGTCGTTTACTTGGGCAGGTGTTATCGCATCAGCGCCCCATAAATCAGATGCGTCACCGTATACATTCGGTAAAGCCCCTGAGTCAATCGTGCCTACACCCTCACTCAATGATAAGTAGCCATTTATACTGAAAGTTGAGCCGTCAATGCTAACTGATATGCCATCTATTACTGCAAAGTCTGGCAGGTCAAAGCCAAATTGGTCTACCTGTAATAAATCGCCATGCCAGCCACCAGCGCCGCCACTAGATAAGTTAGCGTCAGCACCAACACCAGTTACACCGTCTACATTAGTCCAGCTTATACCGCCGCCTATTGGTATATTTGTACCATTACCAGCGGTTTTTGTCGTTTGATAATTTTGCTCCATTGCCTACAACCACCTTTTGACATATGTAGCTGTCACATCCACAGTGCGAGTTGTAAAGCCATCAGTATAAGTAATTGAGTTTGCCCCTGGCTCAAGCTCTAGGAATGTGCCGTAATAATTAACTTCATTGCCGTTTACTGTCACAGTACGCTCTACGCAATCAATTATGATCACGTCACCGGCTACCAAGCCAAGCCCATAAATGAGTAGCTCTTGATTATTATTGTCGTTTGAGATTTGCACGTAATCGCCTGCCCCGGTAAGTGCATCTATAGTTATGGTGATTACTGGTAGTTGGAA